GCCTTCTATTTCTAACTTGTTGTTTTTAACTTGTTCGCCAATGTTAAATATTACTTCTCTAATATACAAATCTCTTACTTGTTGTGTTTCAAACTCTTGTAATGTTTTTAATTTGTTTTCTTGTGGTTCAAAATCTGCGGCCAAACTTACTGATAATCCCATACCTTTTCTTACGTCAAAAAATAATTCGTTCTTTTGTTTGTCGTTTAAATTGCCTGGTATGCCTCGTTTAAAATTCTTTAAATCTCCTCTAGCAACATAGTTTCTTAATTTACTTGCACTCATACCTGTAACACCTTCTTCATCAGGATCTCTTTCGCCAGCCGATATTACTTTTATATCTTTAAAATTATAATATCCGTGTCTATTTTTTTCATTGTTATATTTTGTAAGTATAGATTTAAATTCTAAAACTCTATCACTACCTACAACCATTGTTATGTTTTTATAACCCATATTATAAATTTTTGTTGCTAATTCTAAAACCATATTCGTAGGCATTATCATTATGTTACTTGCATAATTTCTAAAAATCATTGTCATCCATTTTAATTTGTCTGATGGTGATAATGGATTTTTAATTGCGTCTTGTGATCTACTTAAAAATATTTTATAATCCATACCTTGACTGGCCACTGTTCTTATAAGTTTCTCGTGGCCTATTGTTGGTGGATTAAATCTACCAAAAGTAAATGCAAATGATTTTTCTAATGCTTCATCTATTGAATTGATTTCTGCGTCTGTAACTTCGCCATCACTTAATATTTCTTTTAATTTTTTATACATTGTTAGATAATGATATTTCTCTAACATCTTATAGATAACATTTTTAGGTAATTGATTTTTTCTACCAAAAGTTTTTATTTCTTCTGGTGTCATATCTGTTGCAAAAGCATCAGCACGGTCTTTTAATACTGTATTACCTATATCTACTAAATGTTTAATACTATCTTCTATTTCATCTAGTTTAATATTAATTAATTCTTGTAAGTCTAATACATCATCAGGATTTAATTCTTTTAATTCGTTGTAATCTATTATATCTCTTTTTAATTCGCCTTGTACTACGTCTATCTCTCTTACCTTTTTTTCAAAGTCAGCCACATATCTTTTAGGATCAAATTTAAAATCTTTTGCTTTTCTTATAAATGTATTATTTTTAATATCAAATACAGCATCAGCCATTTTATCGTTTGTTTCTTTTACGTTTGGATCTGTAATGATATAATAATTAATAGGATGTTTTGTGCCTGGCACCAATGTACCATTAATATTTCTTAATGACTTGGCTAATTCTTTTCTTACGACATCTCTATCTTCTAATGGCACATCAAATAAAACATTCACATCTAAATCGGCATCATCTCTATATGTTTTTGTAAGTATTGAACCAACTAAACTATATTTTAATACCGGTCTTATATCATTAAATTGTTTAATTTGATTTTGTATAATGTCTAATACAGATTGTTTTAATTTTGGATTTTCTGTAGCGGCATCATCAAATACACCTTTGGCGTAAGTACGTCTAGGTATATCTATTACTGCTTCTTTAATTAATCTAAACATCTTTTCTTCTTGCCATTCTTTCTTTTGCCATCCATCTTTTTGCAATATAACTTTTAATAGGCGTTGTTAAAAATCTTCTTACAACTGCATTTACTTTATTCATTGTTAGTGTAACTAATTCTTGTTCTGATCTACTATTATCTACTACAACGAAATTAGATAAACCAAAAAGGTTTTGAAATCTACCTATATTATTTTGAACTGATTGCCAAGAATTTTTAGTAATATATTCTGGTACAACTCTTTCTCTTTTAGAATTTCTTTCTAATGCAACTTCTAAACTTGTATTTACAAACACCATATAACAATCGTAACCTAATAATTGTAATGCACTAAATTGACGGCTTATAATATTATAATCTCTACCTGTGGCATCTATAACTAGACCTAATCGGCCTTTTACGTATAAATCTATTTGATTATCTACAATTGCCTTTGCTCTTGTTCTTAATATATCTCTAAAATATTGTTCTTCATCAGGCATAGATAAAGATAGACCTGCTTTTTTTAAACTGTTTTCTAATACTATATCTGAATTAACTAATTTTAATCCTGTACCTGTAAATACATTTCTTGCAACAAAAGATTTGCCTGAACCTGGCCCACCTGCTAAAAAGAAAGCCTTGAATATATTAGGGTCATATAGGCCTTCTGAAAGTATTTGTTCGTATGATTTCATTTATTATACCTGCATTGTTCTCGGAATATCTACTAAAACTCCTTCGCCAAAAACATTCATTTCGTGTGTTCCTGATGCTGTACTCAATTGAAGTTGTATATCAGTTTTTTCGGCATATCTAAATGGTATTCTTCTTTGTATATTCATTTGATTAGAAAAAGTTGTTCTTGCTACAACGTATTCTTGTCCTGCTGGTGTACGAGTAAAATTTCTAAAAATACCAGGTTTTTCTGATGTACTATCATTTGAAAAAGCATCAAGGCGATATAGATAAAATTCTTTGCCTGCCGGTACTGTGTAAATACTTGCTTGACTTCGTCCATCGCCGGCTCTTATACCTGCATAGTTAACAGTTTTTCCCGTATTTTGTATTGTAATTAATCCAACATTTGTTGTACCTGAAGTAAGTATCACATCATTAATTCTAAAAAAAGGTATAGTTGTATTCACATCACCACCTCCGTTAAGAGTTATTGTAGTTGATATTTGTGCATAGTTAGCATCTAATCCTTGTATAAGTAAAGTTTTATTATTATCACTTGCACTTGCTGATGTTACTGTCATTGTAATAGCACTACCAGGATAAGCATAAGCAGAAGCAAATTCCCAAGCAGGTATAAAACTTGTAGTTACTGATACTTGGTAACCAAAAATATTTCGTATTTCGGAACCTCTAATCAGGCCTCTACTAATTTGTATGTTTTGTTCTGTTAAGTTACCTACTGCCATCTAACAATTCCACTTTCTTAAAGCTAATGCTTTACGTGTTGGTCTACCTTTGTCATCTTTCATAGGGCCTGGATTACCAGACATACGAGCACAGAATGACTTACGTCTATTATATGCTTTACTACCTTTTTTTAATTCAGATGGTTTTTTTGTTACAGGTGCTTTTAGATTACTACCGTCTTTACGATTAAAATAATCTCTACCCTTTTGTGTCAATCCTCCTGTAGAACTTTTAAGTCCTTTTTTATCTACAGCAGCTTCGTTTATAAATTGTTTAAATGTTTTCATTTATCCCTTAACCCAATCTTTGGCTATTGTAAAATTAGCACGACTAAACTCTAGCCTATCAACAAGTTTAACGGCGCCTCTCACTCTATCAACAGCCACATATCCTTCAGGACTTGTTACTCTATATCCATCAGGCGTTCTTATAAAGTGACCAATTGATTGTATTTGATTTAATTTTCTAATAAGAAAATTTTTTGCACGTTGTAATGAAATCCAACTTGCAATTGTAAAATATAATGCTTGTTTATTTCTGTCAATAAAATCTAAACCATTATCTCTTATTGTTCTATACTTTTTTTTAGTTTCATCTTTAGAAACGGCATCTACTTCTTGTTGTATCATATTTGCATAATATGATCTAAACATTTCTATCAATTCTTTTACTTTAGCAATATCGCCTTGTGTATTTTTTATAAAGTAATTAAAGAAAGATTTAAGTTTATAACCTACAGATAATGGGTCTGTTGAATTGAATTGATTTAATAAAGGTTCTGCTTTTGATAAAGAACCTTCAGCCATCGATATGATATTATCAAACTGGCTCATTTCTGCATTATTAAATGTTGCAACGCCTGAAGCATCTTTATAAGTGGCGTCTGTTACAAACACTGATGATAGTTTAGGAAATCCTCTTAATGAACCAAAACTGGCCTTTAGATTACTCATTTTACTTCCTGAATATAATGTATGAAACACAATACCTAATCTTGCACTGGCAATTCTTCTACCTATATCACTATCTCTAGCCACAGCATATGTAATTGTGTTAGGTGTAAACACATAAAAATCCTGATCATCTATTGTAGTTGTTTTAACATCACCTTTTGTAAATAGTAAATCGCCTTGTAATATGCCTGTGATACCTAATTTAGATAACTCTCTTAAACATACAATTAATTTTTGTGCTAATACACCATCGTGATTTTTCATTATATCACCTGTTGAATAATTAATTTTAGGTGTTACGTTGAATACTGATTTTGTACCAACAAAGAATTTGCCGTTTTCTGGATTAATTCCGCATATAACAGCAGGCGCACCGTCCCATTTAACAGTTACGTTAAGTCTACCACCTACGTGGCCTGTTAACATTTTTTTGATTGACTTTAGAAAGTTAACTGCATTACGACCACCTTTTGAACCTTGGTCTATAATACTATCTTCTAAGTGTTCTAAATGGGTGTTTGTACCCTTAGTAACGAATCCTTTAAAACTAAACATTTACCTCTCATTGTTCCCATAAATAAAATCACACAATCCATTCAATATATCAATTCTATTATACTACACTATTTATAAAAAGTCAAGTCTTTATTAGTTTTATGTCTTAACTATTACAAATTTTCCTGAATTGGGCGACATAGCGGAAACATATATATACCAAGCTTTAACTACATCATCACATTTTTTTTCGCCTACTTTAAAATATTGTATTAAGTGTTTTTTAATGGGATTTATTATGTGTAATTGACTTAATGTAATTCTTTCATTTTTATATAAATCGTATAGAGTTGCTGTTTTAGGTAAAGTATCAAAAGATTTAAAAGATCCTGCTTTATAATCAAACCCTCCATTGTTTGTAACTATAGTTTTAAAAATTTTATTTACAATCGCAAATTGATTAGTAGGTTTACCAGATTTTTTTTCAGGTATACCTTTAAGAGTTATACTATTTAAAAGTGTTTTTGTTACACTACCTGTCATTTTACTATTAAATAATTTTAAATGTTCTGTATATTTTTTATTTAATTTTTCTATTTCAGTGGTATAAACTTTTATTCCATTACTAAAAAATCCAGCTGATTTACTTGCTTCTGTTGGATCAACTCTTGCCCATATATCAGTAAATCCTGTTCCTGAAGGACTGCCTGTGCCCCACCCAACAAGAGAACCACCTCTAGCACCTACAATTTCAACTTCTAATTTCATAGCTTTATTGACACCTAAAGTATCGCTACTAGGATCGTGCCTTGCTTTTAAATAAGGTTTTTGCCCTGCGGATTTAAAGTATATTATTACATCTCTAGGATTATCACTTTTCATAGAGGCAAAGTGTAAACCTTTTAATATTTTTTGGTTTTCATCTTTAGTAAAATTAATTCTATATAAAGATGCCGATTTAACACTTTTCTTTAAAGATATTCCTATTAATTCTCCTTTTTCTATTAAGCTGTTTATACAATCATTTAATTGAGAAAAGTTGTATGCTTTTTCAGCTACTTTTAATTCTTTTTCAATTAGATCGTCAGCTTTATCAGAAGCTAAATAAATGTCTGCTGGACTCCATTTATTAATATCTCCAAAAAATTTTTCTCTTTTATTAGCATAACTAAAAAGTTTTCCAATTTTTGTCATTACATTATTTCCTGTATTGTCAGCTCTAAAATATAAAATATCTTTTAAATTAACAGGTTTAATTTTAGAGAAATCTGGATCTATTGTTTGTATATCTGATATAAGTTTATTTGCTATGTTAACAGAAGAATCGTAAAATTCTCTATCAGCTGTAGTATTACTTTCTAAAAGATCTTCAATCATTTTTAAAGTTACACCAGGAGAATTTATTGCTGATGAAAAAGTTGATTTTATTTTTGCACTGTATTTTTTTTTAAAATCTGTATATGTAGGATAAATTTTTAAGTTTAAAATTTTTAATGCTTCGGTATGACCTAAATTATCCGCAATTGCACAGAACAGTGCTGCTGCTGTTTCTTGTACTGCTGTTTTATCTGCCATTTATATATTTATAAAAGGCTATTTAATATTATCGCAAAGGAATTTAGGAATACCGCCATTAGGTTGCCATTGACGGTGTGTATTTTGAAACTTAACTACGTTCTCTATATCTTCTTCAAAGAAAGATTGTCTTATAATTGTACCTGTAGGCCTCTCTATAGCCTGCCACATTATCTTATTATTAGATTTAACCATTTTCTTTTCATAACTTAATTGAGAACCTAGATGACTAGGTCTTTTATCGTTTCTATGAAATCTTACTTTTTGTTTTTTCATAATATTGGATCGTCAAAATTTGAATTAAAGGAAATAATAGTTTTATTTTTGCTATTTAATCTATCAGATCTGTGTATTAAGTTTGCAGGAAATGTTATTAAATCTCCTTCTTCAATATCTATGTCGATTATTTTTTTATCTATAATATTATAAATTTGTGTTTTGTCTTTTTTATTAATTAAATTTAAATAGTAAACATTTGTATAATTACAATCTCTATGCACGTGCCAATTATGAAAATCATTTTTTTTATAATCTTGAAACCATCCATTTATAATATTCCAAGTTTTACAGTTTAATAATTTGCACATATTATTCATATAAGGAGTTACTATATCGTAAAAAAATGTTAAATATTCTCTATCTAAATTTCTAGGTAATTGCCAATCTGAATGAGAAACTTTAACAACATTATTTTCAACTAACTTTGTTTTTTTAACATTTTTTATTAGAGATAATAATTCTTTTTTAATTTTTTTATGTTCTTTAATTTTTGTAATTATATAAAAACTTGACAATTTTTTTAATATCATAATATATCTAAATCAAAAGATACTATTCTTTTAGCCTTTTTTGTTAAGTTTGGATTTGAAAAATGATTCACAAAACTAGGAACCAAAATAATTTTTTCATTTACGTCATCTATTTTTACATAATCAGTATTATTAGTAATAAAATTGTTCCAAGGTTGTACAAAATATGTAGGTGGATAGGTTTTAGGTAAATCTAAATAAATTATACCTGTAAATCCTAGTGCTCCGTGATTATGTACTGTTTGAAAATTATTTTGTTTATAAGAAACCGACCATACACTTTTTATATTGATACTTGTTTTTAAAAATTGTGTAAGTTCTTCAAATTCTTTTTTGAAAATTTGACTAAATTTTGTTATACAATCTACATCTATAATCGATTTATTAGTAAAAAAATTTAATAAACCTGTTTTTTCTTCAGGATAATTTTTTAATAACTTTAAAAGTTTATTTTTTTTAATTTTCCAATTGTCAATATCTATTATTAAAACAGGTATTTTAAATAAGATTTCATTTTTTATCATATTTTAAAGTCTGAAAACTTATCGTAACTTGTTTTCACCTCTATTTGTTTTTGGTTAGCATCTACAATATTTTGTGCATTGTTAGATACATCATATAATTTCATCTTAGCTCTATCTACGCCAATAATAAAGGCACGATTAATACTAGGGTCATTATAACGATTCTTTAATTGTTTAATCTTCATTTGACCTAGTGCTTCTAATTCTTCATTTGATATAAGAGCAAACATAAAATCTGCCGTTGCAGGTAAACCAAAAGATTCAGAAGTATCTTCTAAACCAATATCTGTACTTACAAAACCTGTTCTTGTTGTTTGTGTAGCACTAAAGATTGGTACATTAAATTCTACTGCAAGACCTCGTAGTTCTTCGGCTATTGCCTTAATAAAAAAGTACGAAGATATATTTCCACCTTTAAATCTACTTGACGAACAAATATTTAAATAATCAATAAAGATAACATTCGGTTTAAAAGATTTCTTTAATGCAAGTTCATTTAACAATGCTCTAAAGTGGCCAGCGTGTGCTGATGCTGTTGGATATTCTTTTATAATTAATTTGCCGGCAGTCTTGTTTCTTATCTTTGTTATCTTATCATCATACAATTGTTTAGGCATTGTATGTAAATCATCCATTGTTACATCTAGTAAGTTAGCATCTATTCTTTCGGCAATTCTTTCTTCTGCCATCTCCATTGTAATATACAATACATTTAAACCTTGTGTAAGAAAGGCACTGGCACAATGACACATAAACAAAGATTTACCAACGCCTGTGCCGGCCAATGCAATATTCAAAGTCTTAGGTGGCACGCCGCCTTTTGTAATACGATTTAAATAAGATAAATCAAATTCATATTTTTTTTCTTTAGTGTGATAAAAGTCAAATCTTCTAGTTGCATCTTCTATATAATCGTGTCCAATATGGTTATCAAAAGAAACGGCAAGAGCATCTGCAAGAATACCAGGTATTGCTTCTGGTGTAAGTTTAGGATCTTTTTTATCTAGTATTTTAATACCAGTTAATACTGCATTATGTACTGCTCTGTCTTTGCAAAACTTTTCTGTTGTATCTAATAGCCATTGTAGATCAGCCTTTTCTTCATTTAGAGATTCTATTAATTCTTTGATTACACCAAATTCGCCTTCGTTTATATCTTTTCTTTGACCAAGTTCTATAAGTAATGCTTCTTTTGTAGGAATGTTTTTATATTTGTTTACAAAAGTATCTATTTCTCTAAACAATATTCTTTCAGGACGTGTTGTAAAGTAATCTTCTTTACAGAAAGGTAAGGCCTTTCTTGTAAATGGGTCATTGAATATAAAATTACGTAGTATTGTAATCTCTATTCGTTCATTATTTAAATTCAACTTTTCCATCTGTCAATTGTTTTTCTAATAGTTCTATTAATAAATCACCTATGTAATCTATAAATTCTTGTGATGACGTATCCTTCTCATAAGGATTCATTATAATATCATACTTAAATCTCATTGGCAACGTACCATCTGGCTTCTCATCTTTTGCAAAGCCTACATCGCCGTATTTAAATATAATACCTTTATATTTTTCTTCTAGTAATTTAATGCAAGTAAAGTCATCACCTGTCTTTTGAACAAATACGTATTTACTCGGCTCCGTAGAGGAACTTTTTTTTCGTTGCTTCATCAATCTGTTTTAATATTTCCTTTGTAAAATATTTTTCAGGTTCATCATTGATTGATTTACCAAATACTTTTGTGCCATCTGGTAATTCATATCTTGTTGATACTTTTTTGAAAATGCCTTCTTCTTCTGCAATCTCTAACAAACCGTAGTAACGATCTAAACCGGCTTTGTATGTGAGTCTTACATCTATTTGTGCATTTTCTTTTGTTAACCTTGACTTATAGTTTTTACAGTGGATAATATTACCAATCACTTCATTGTCGGCATCTTTTTCTTTTCTTTTGCCTAGATAAATGATTGATGAGGCAGCGTATTTAAGACCGGAGCCACCACCCATTTCTTTTTGTGGGTACATAGAACCTATGACATCATAGGTGTGGTTGGTCATTATCATTGGAACTTTTGCCCTACCAAGTTTCAATGTTAAAACTCTAAATGTTGATTTGACAATTTGTGATCTTGTCATATCTCTTGTTTCTTTTCCTTCGGCTGTATCTTCCATTTCTTTAGTTGTAGATAACATACCTAAACTATCTAATACAAACATTAAAGGTTTTCTTTTATCTTCTGGTTGTTCTAAGTATTTGTCTAATACTTTTATTGATTGATTTCTAAATTCTTGTACTGTTGCAACTGGAACAATTACCATTCTTGTGGCATCAACACCACGTGATACAATCATTTCTTTTGAGATTGCACTTTCAGATTCAAAATAAATTACACCTGCTTCTTTATCTTTATCTAAAAAGTTTTTACAAATACCTAAAGCGAAAAATGTTTTACCTGTTGCGGCTTCACCTGCGATTGCGGTGATTTTATTTCCTGGAAGACCACCAAATATACTGCCTGATAATAATGCGTTAAATGAATATGAACCTGTGTCTATAAAATTTGTTACATCAGCACTGTCAACACCGTCTGATACTAATGTTGCATATTCGTTGCCTACATCTTTAATTATGTCTTTTAAAAAATTGCTCATATTCTAAATTTTCCTTTTCACTAGATATTAATACGTATTTGATATTCTCATTATATAACATTTCCTTCAAACTGTCAAGTTCTTTTGGATGAAAGTTAGGAGATATTAAATAAGGTGGGTTCTGAAATCTGTTGATTATTACTATTTGCATAATTTTTCATTGTATCTTTCTTCAATCTTATAGG